CGTAACGGATCACCAGTGCCATCGTTGGCAGTATTACCGATAAAGACGTTAGAAAGAACGAGCATAAAATTTCAACCTTAATATAAGGTATTTATGCTAAAACTACATATTAGATTGCTTGCTTGTAGAGTTCAAAACTGGCCAAGTTTTTGCCTTTGGCTTCGCACATGATGTCAAACTGATCCCAAAATGTCAAGGCCCACTCGTTCACCGTACGATTCCAGAAAAAGTCTGAGTGTGCACGCAATTTTTGCTTTTTATAGCCAGTGGCCAACAAGTGCTGATAGTTGGGCATTACATCGGGGTCGTGACCCACAAGTACATCTTCACGGCTGACGCTGTAATGCATAGTGGGACGCAGACCGCGCCAGCTATCAACCACCTGTCGGACTCGACTATCTGTTGGATCAATGTATTCGCCTTCCCTAATCCAATGGTGGTGAATGTCCATAACAATAGGAAGTAAGTCGGTAAGTTCAAGACAATCATTTAGCCCCCATGAGTTTTCTTCGTTTTCGATAGTGATACAGTTGCGGGCTTCGGGCGATAGGCGTTTATATGCCAACCGGATGCCATTGGGACCTTGACGTCCGGAGATGTGTACGTTGATTTTAAAGTCTTGGAAACTTCTGCCAAATCCCATCCAATGGGCCATTGTTGCATGATACTCAAACTCCTCAATGCTACGTTCTACAATATCAGGATTTTCTGATGCCAATACACAAAACTGTCCAGGATGGAAACTGAGTCGCACACCCAAACGACGAGCAGCTTCGCCTACAGGAGCAAATATCCGTGCACAATGGTCCTGTATTTCACGACGTTGCCACCAGGCCTGCCAGTCTGGTTCAGTATAGCCCTGTAGCATTTCGCTACCAAGCCGTACCATGCGCAGATGTGGATCGAGACTGCCCACACGCTCAACCAACAACAAGGCTGCACGAGCATTATGATTCATAATGTCCCACTGGCGTTGTTCAGCTTCGCTTTTGTGTTCGCGTAACCATCGCATGGTGGTACTACGTCCGTTGAGATTACGATCAGCGGCATTTACTTTCATGCCACCAACCTCACTGGGATCATTGATCCATTTACAAGCAAAGCCAATACGTTTAGTCATAGTGTATTATAGCAGTATATTATTTTTGTGTCAAGCATAAATCCATCCCAAATTTTCTAATTTATAGATCCAAGTAAAAATGGGCACAGAAAACTCCAACTCCCATTGCCCATTCCACCCCAAATAGGTAGCACTCTTGTGTGATTCGGGCAAAGGTTCTGTTTGCTCGCTAGCCCAAGGTTCTGGGTAATCAGGATAGTATACCCCGGCCCATTTAAACCTATCGGTGGTTATTCCTTCTACTGAAACTGCCACCACCTCCACCGCCATATCTGGGGTTTCGTTGGTTTTGTTTGCGAATTCCAGGATAAATCTATGTTGGCCAACCGACAGGTCTTGGGCAAACTCAAGTATTACATCATCAGTTAATACTAAAGTATTACTGTCTACGTCGTCAACGCCACAACGGATTTCGGGTGCTACTATACCATGTGGACGCAAATGTATGCTAAACTCTGTATTGTATATCATTTAAAAACTCTGCGTATTCTGGGTAATAGTCATGTGCATCTAATTTGAATTCTTGGTCCCAACGCATTAGCCAGTCTGCCAATTGAGTTTGCAACTCTGCTACATTATCAGGTTCAGGTGCTAGCAACATAGCAATCATGGTATCACATTCCCTACGCAATAGTGTATTCAATGTACCTGCGTTTCTGCCAGTACTTAATTCCTGTATTTCGGTAGGCGGTATAGAATCTTTGATTAATTGGTATCGGTCAACAAATGTTTTCCTTAACTCTACAGGCAACACAGATATTTGCAAATATGCAGGATTAATAAGCGGAATACCTTGTATAGGCAATCCCAATTTCCATGCCCAGGCGATATACTGATCATAGTTATTGATGTTTAACAGTTGCGGTACACTTCTTAATATCACGTGAAATTGATCAGTTTGTTGACTGCGTAGCCAGATTATGTTTTTAAGTACATCTTCAGTGTTACTGCCCTGACGAATATAATGATTGTTGTGATGAATACTTTCTAGACTAACTTCTATGTCGCAACTACGAAATTTTAGCAATCTGTCAACAACCTGTTGATTGGTTACCGTTCCGTTGGTAACAAAACTGATAGAAATAGAATGTCGGTTATTGTCTAGTAGAAAATCTAACAATTCTACAAATCGTTTATTCAACAAAGGTTCTCCGCCCATAAAGTGCAGTCGGTTAAGGTTGGGCACAGACATGATACTATCTAAAAAGTTTTGCCAGGATGGTGGGTCCTGAGTCCAATTGCGATTGGCAGAGTCAGCAATCAAATGCCATTTTTTAAATATGCTGGATATTTTACTGCTGGCCTGGGGATTACACATTTTACAAGCCAAATTACATTCATTGCCCAAATCAATGTGCCAATCTATAGGTAACCTATTGGTTACATTAGACTGAAAGTCTTGATACATAGGACTTTGTAGATAACTTTTATCAAATGCCTGCTGAGTAAAAATAACGCTTTTGAAATTTTCTCTGATTCTTCTACTTTCGTAGCCTACTGCTTCTTCCCTGTAGCATCCTTCACACTGAGACAATCTATTGGCCGATTTTATCTGCCTCCTCATGTTAGACATGGGCGGACTGTTATACCATTCAGCAACAGTGAGTTGATTTATATTGTACTTGCCGGGCTCGTTGTGCGGAGGGTGTTGTTCACTGCAACATCCGCCAAAACTACCATCCCAATAAATGTGGAGGTTGGTCCACGGCACATTACAAAATATGTCTTTATTTGCCATCAATCTTTGGTGTTTTAATGTAACGTACTGTCGTTGAATTTTTCTGGGTCATGAATGCCAAAAAGTTTTAGAATCTTTCTGACATTTTTTGGCGAATCAAATGGTAGTGCTTCAGGGAAGATTACAGATTTTAGATTACCGTCGGGTCCTAGTACAAAACAATAGTCCCCTTCTTCTAAATCGGTGTCGTAAACCGCCTGTACGTCTAGCTCAGTTTCTTGAATCAATTTGCTCATGCTACACTCCATTGTTTTTAATATTTACTCATTTACAAACTTCATTGTAACATAAGTTTAAACAAATATCAATCACCGTAGAATATATGACCACCTATTCGAGCAATTTTCTTTTTCAGGGAACGCCATGTCGGACGAATAGCGGTAGCGTGAAAGTACAAGGCTTCATCGTATTTGTTCCGGAATTCATTGTAACCGCCATTAAGTAATTCTTCAGCTACATTGACACTTTCTGCCCAACGCTCATCATTGGCCTGAGGTTTTTTAACTGATCCGCAACTCCAGCTGAACTGACATACCGCAGTGGTATAAGGCTGACTTTGAATTTCTGTCACATGGTCAACTTGATCAATCACTAGATATTTCTTGTGATGTACTTCTTTAGTGACCTTGGTATGACGAGTACGATGCAGTACTGTTCTTTGGTGCACTACTCCGCAAACGTTGTTGCCAAATCGGCCATCGGCCACACGATTTAATGTTACCACGCCAACTGCAACTTTGCCTTCGAGGCTTTCTGTGCCGGCTTCGTAGTAAATGTTTTTTGCAAGACAGTCTAACTCGCGATGGTTGACTTCAGTTGCATGACCGAGTTGTAGTACGGTCAGGGTCATAATGGTCACTATGATTTGCATCATGGTTTTCATATGGCTCTCCTTTTTAAAATTGTAAAATATTTAAAGACAGATATCAATAGTTATAATACTATATAAGTCTGATTTTGTCAAGTTAAATAAGGAACTTTAGAAAAACACCAGTTAAAACCCTACTTATTCTGAGATAAGTATGTCTTTAATGGTATCCCTTGGTGGCTAGCATTGTACAATGCCATGCCAGGTTTGGCATCGTTGGGATACGATGCTGAGTTGTTTACTTCTGCCACTGCGGCACGAATAGTGTCACCGTACCCGTTTAAGTCGGCGGTAATTAAATTTGCCAATAGTGCATCGCCTCTGAATCCCGAATAGTCAGTTGACGCCATAGAGGGAAACTGCTGACTAAATCCATACGCTAATACATTCGATCCAGGATTAAATTTGATATTAGCAAATGCCAATAAATTTATTTCATTGACTAGTTTATTCACAATTGCATAATAGGCCGCTTGACTAGTAGCATACCCAGAAGATCCACTGCTTGCAGTTACTGAATTGATTAACGCAGTAGCAGCAGCAGTAACTCCCGAAGTGTCTGGCACAATAGTAGCAGTATTTGGAGTTCCTAGTGTATGAGCATTTGATACTGCTAATTGATAGGCAGTATTACAAGCAGTAATTGCAGAATTTAAATTCTGAAATGCAGTATACGTAGCCGATGATAATCCATTGTAACTGGCATTTATTGTGCGAAGAGCAGCAGTATAAACATTACCAGCACAAGCACCTAGTAGATCAGCGGCAGTATAATTGCCGTAGTCTCCAGTACCTTTTATAGGGAATGTTTTACTTAATGCAGTATCAACCGTTGGTAACAATACAGGACTAGAACTGGTAGTAGCCTTGGTATGCGGCATACTGGGAATTTGTACGTTTGATAAAAAATTATATACATCTTTCCAGGATTGGAATGTATTTTTACCTAATCTAGTACTCAAATATGTGGCCAACTGAGACATCGAATTTATGCCTAACGAGGACAACTGTGGTTGTAGTTTTAAGTCAACTACTTTAGCAATGTCAAGAAAATCTGCTAGCGTTTTCCATGTAGTGTTGGGCGAAGAGAATCCAGTGGCCTGAACAATACTAGTAAGGTTAGCGCCTGTAATGGATTCATAAATGTTCAGCACCACTGTTGGATTATTTCCGGTGGGAGTAACTGATGATTGAACCCCACCAACTGTGGGTAAAGAAAATTGCCCAACATCGCTACTGATCGAAGTAACTGATGTAGTTGCAAGAGTTGGTACATTTGTAACAGATGCGGTTGGCATAACTGATATATTTGCAGTATCTAAACCTGTAGCGGTCAGATTTGCTGATAAATTACCAACTGTACCAAGTCCTTGATTTAATAAATTTTGTCCAAATACATATGGGTCTGCAAGTAAATTGATTTGATTAACATCATACATGGTCCCCCAATGCATAACCACATTGGCCAATAAAGGAGCATTGACACCAACCCCGCCAGTGGCAAGATCAATAGGGCCAGAATAGCCTAATCCCGACTGAGCGTAGGTCTTCCCGTGTAAGATGTTAGCAGTACCAATCAAATCAAATGTTGATCCAGCAAATCCCCTGACAGACGAATATGACCCAGCAAAATTTGCAGTATATTGAATACCGCCTACACCAGGGTCAACATTACCAAATGGTAATCGTGCTTGATTATACAGGGTTCCTATTACATCTGGAATCTGGCTATTGGCTGTGTTTAATAAATTATATGTAGCCGCACCAGAAACACCAACTGAACTAATAGTGGATCCGCCATTTGTAATACCCGAAGGAACCGTCCCGATTAAAAATTCACCTTGCACAACCGAGTTGGGTATACTGGTAAGTATAGGAGCAACATGACTAGCAACAACAGCATTTGCACTAGTATTGAAATTTATGGTGGCCCACTGTTGTATGGCACCCGAAGGATTTAGTCGATAAGTTTGAATTTCTTGCATCAAAGCAGCGTTTGGTGCTATGCCAAGGCCTTGTAATAAAACTGCGGCTGCATTTAATTGTAGTGCTGAGGACACTGGTTATCCTCCCAACGGTCCGCCAACTAATACTGTTGGTATCCCAGGGCCTGCTACCCAATGACCGCACATGGTCAAACTGCCCAATGCCCCTGCTAGTGCAACCGGTCGGCCTTCTACCAATACTGTGGCACTGCCTTCAACAATAAGAGAGGCAGCACAGGTGGGGTTGTATCCGGGTGCAGATGGATTGTAGGGATTGCCGTGTACACTGGTATCTGTGCCTACTGTAGCAACAGGAAGTCCGCCAGCCAACACAGTTCTTGCTGCTGGTGCTACCACCATACCGATAGGAGTGGGTGCATTGGTGCCTTCAACACCACCAACTCCATCTAATATAGTTGTTACAATTGCTATCGGGCTTGGCATTAAGTTATGATCCCTTTTCCTGCTGGTTCAATTCCTGTAGTGGTACGAATATAGTGATTTTCTATATCTTTGATTACAGGACCATGCATAATAATATGTATGTTTTTTAACTCTACATTATTATTTATATCCGCAGAAATTAGGCTTTGCATCAAGCCCAGGCCTTGTTGGCTAGGGATAACTGTACAGGGACGATTGACCGTATATCCGTCTTCATCAACTGATACAATTTTTGCTACAATTTCATCGCCATTGGAGATTTTGAAACATACGATGTCACCTGCATCGTAGCCTTTTTGAATTAACATTTTTATCCTTTGAGTGTTTGAAAGAATTCTTCAGACTGTTTCCGCAATCCATTGAATCCACCTTCGACCAATAATTTATTGTCTTGGTAAATTTGAGGCACTGTGCGATGACCTTCTGCTAGGATAAAGTCACGTGCATCAGTGTTTTCGTCTATTTTAACTTCTTGAAATTCAATGCCTTTGCTAGCAAGCAGATTTTTAGCTTGCACACAGAAGGCACAATTGTTTTTACTATAAACTGTTATCATTCTTTAATTATTCGTTAGATTCTACTACAGTTAGTGTAGTTCCAGTTTCTGCTAGGTACCTATCAAAAAATACTTTCCAGTCTGGATCAATATGAGCTTCAACATTAACATTTGCATTGTTCCATTTGACTTTGCCGGGCTCGTGTCCTGCTAGTGCTCCGGATGCAATGTTAGCATCGTCAATTGCTTGTTGTTTAGCTTGAGCTGCTGCAAAAGCTGTTTGTTGATCTGCAGGTAATGTTTCGACCCACTCAGGTAAAGTAACCAATGGTTTGCCTGCAGCAGGTGTATAAGTTAACGTTTGAACTAGCATGTTGATGCTCCTTTAATATATTGTATTTATTGTTTTATTTCTGTTTCAATAATATCAAACTCAATTCCTGTTTCAGCCAAATATCTATTCCAATATTCTTTCCAAGTTGGATCAAAAGGTTTACCTTTACGTGCAGTTTCTTCATCTTTCCACACATAAAGGGGTTGGCTAGCAGGATTCTTGGGATCAACACTACTAAAATCACGTATCATGTCGCCACGATCAATTGCTTCTTGCCTGTACGCTTCTTGCCGTTGTTTAGAAGCATAAAAATCTGTTTGTTCGGCAGAAGACAGGGTTTTAACCCAATCTTCAAACTGAATAAACTTTTTTCCCTCTGGCACAGAGTAATTAAACCGATGCGCGACTGCCATTTTACAAACTAAATCCCTTAAATGTATTGTTGTCTACGTCTTGCTTAGTACCACCAATCACATAAGTTGTAATTTCTGTTTCTTGTGGTGCCACTTGCACTTCTGATCCAGCAATCCATTTAGCAGTCCAGGGTAAGGGGTTAGAACCAGGCTTGATACCACAGTCTAAGCCTACCGCAGTCATACGTTTGCATGCCAACCAATCAACATACTGCGCCAACAGTTGTTCGTTAAGGCCAATCATTGATCCGTCCTTGAACAAGTACTTGGCCCAGTTCTTTTCTTGCTCAGCAGCAGCCAAGAACATGCGAGTACATTCTTCCTTGGTTTCTGCTTTGATTGCGACATAGTCGGGATCATCCTGAGGCAATAGTTTCAACAGAGTTTGAGTAGATCCTAAGTGCACATTTTCGTCACGTGCAATTAGTTTAATGATCTTGGCATTGCCTTCCATCTTTTTAAGTTCAGCAAAGGCCCAACTACAAGCAAAACTCACATAGAAACGTATGCCTTCTAGTGCGTTAACACTATTCAAACACAACCACAGTTTCTTTTTAAGTTCATATGGATCTACCACAATAGTTTTGCCATTGACAGAGTGTGTGCCGTAGCCCAACATACGATACCAACCCGATGCTTCAATCAATGAATCATAGTACTTGCTGATGTCTGTGGCGCAAGCCACAATCTCATCCAGATCCATGAGTTCATCAAACACTTCACTGGGATTGGCATACACATTACGAATAATGTGTGTATAACTACGACTGTGAATAGTTTCGTTGAATGCCCAAGTTTCGATCCAAGTTTCCAACTCAGGAATAGTGGCCAAGGGCAAGAATGCCAAGTTGGGACTACGACCTTGAACTGAATCTAATAGGATTTGTCTTTTGAGATTTGACGTAAAGATATGTTTTTCATATTCACTGAGTTCTTTGAAGTCCTTGGCATCATGTACTACATCTACTTCTTCGGGTCTCCAGAAGAATCCTAACTGCTTATCTGTTAATTTATCAAATTGTCTGTACTTTAACACATCATACCGTTGAACTGCTGGAGTTCCGTTAGTGTCCAAAAACGCCAGGCTCTTGGTATGATCTGTTTTCTTAATATTAAATACACTCATTTATAATTCCTTAGATTACGCAACTATCACAATCTTCTTGATCCATAGTTTCATCGATTTGTAATGGATTCTGTGCATTGAGTTTATCAACGTCAATTTCACCCTGACCATCATTGGTGTTAAAGTAGTATAACTGTTTGGCACCATATTTGTAACACAACAACAGGTGTTGTAGCATCTCGCTCATTGGAATCTTTTCATCTTCGTAGAAACGTGGATTGTAAGAAGTGTTGGTACTGATACCTTGATCAATGTATTTCTGTAGCACTGAACATATTTTCAAATAACCTTCTGGAGATCGTTGATCCCATAACAGTTCGTACTTGTTCTTGAGTTTGCGGAACTCAGGAACCACCTGTTTCAATACACCGTGCTTGCTTTGCTTGATACTGACATAACTACGTGGTGGTTCGATTCCGTTGGTAGCATTACTTATCTGTGCGCTAGTCTCGGCAGGCATAATTGCCATCAAAGTTGCATTGCGGATACCAGTGTCCAGAATCTGTTCGCGGAGAGCACGCCAAGGCATACGCTCTTGGTGAGCCACTAGTTCATCGACTTCTTTCTTACGTGTGTCAATGGGCAAACGCCCATCGGCGTATTTTAAATCAGTCCAACGTGTGCAAGCACCTTGTTCCCGGGCCAAGTCTGCTGATGCTTTGATCAAGTAATAACTCCATGCTTCGGCATATTCATCTACTAATGCCAATGCAGCAGGATCACTGTAACCAACATCGTTCTTGGCCAGGAAGTAAGCAAGGTTAATGATACCTACTCCCAATGGACGGAATTCTTTTGTAGCCAATTCAGCAGCTTTGATTGGATAGTTTTGATAACTCAACAATGCATCCAGTCCGCGCACTGCCAGTGTGCAAGGCTTTTCAAAGTCTGCAGGCGATTTAACATTGCCCCAGTTGATTGCACTCAATGTACACAAGGCAATACGACCTAACTCGTCATTGATATCGTTCAATGGTACTGTAGGCAAGTCAATTTCACCACACAGGTTACTCATCTTAACAGGAGCGATTTCTTCTTTGAAAGGACTGTGTGTATTTGCATGGTCTACATTTTGCAAATAGATACGACCTGTGTCCTTACGCTCTTGCATAAAACGTGTAAACAAATCAATGGCTTTGAACGTTTTCTTGCGCAGTTTTGTATTGCGCTCTGCACGCTCGTACAGTTCTTTAAAGCGTTCTTGGTTGTTGAAGAAAGCATCGTACATTTCTGGCACATCGTGGGGGCTAAAACAGGTAATATCGCCGCCTGTGATGAGTCTTTCGTACATTAATTTGTTGAATTGCACGCCATAATCCATGTGACGTACTCTATTATCCTCTGTGCCTTTGTTGTTCTTTAAAACCAGGAGATCTTCAATTTCCAAATGCCAGATGGGATAGTAAAGTGTTGCAGCACCATTGCGTACACCGCCTTGACTACATGAACGTGTTGCACTCTGGAACAACTTGTAAAAAGGTACTACGCCCGTATGGTAGGCGTCGCCAGACCTGATGGGTGATCCCAACGCCCGAATGCGTCCTGCACCGATTCCAATGCCGGCTTTCTGTGATACATACTTGACAATGCTGCTAGCAGTAGCGTTAATGCTATCGAGGCTGTCGTCAGTCTCGATAAGAACACAACTGCTGAATTGCTTCTGCGGAGTCCTAACACCAGCCATAACCGGAGTTGGTAAGCTAATGTCGCCCATGCTGGTTGCATCATAATAATCCTTTACCCAACGTAGACGTGTTTCTGCAGGATATGTTTGAAATAGTGTTGCAGCAATCAGCATATAAGCCATTTGCGGAGTTTCAAAGATGTCGCCTGTGACACGGTTTTGTACCAAGTACTTGCCGCGCCATTGTTCCATGGCCACATAAGTAAAGTTCTCATCACGTTCGTGCTTGATATAACTGTCAAGTGTATTCCACTCATCTGCGGTGTAGGCGGCGAGAAGGCCCTTGTCGTAAAAACCATTCTCCACATTACGAGTCACTAATTCTAATAAGCTACAAGGTGTGTAACTGTTATAAACTTGTTTACGTAAATGATAGTTGATTAATCTACCGGCTACGTATTGATAGTTAGGGGTTTCTTCGCTAATCAAGTCAGCTGCACTCTTAATAAGAGTTTCTTGAATATCACTAGTTTTAATTCCGTTGTAAAATTGAATATGGCTTTTGATTTCTACTTCGCTTGCGCTAACCCCAGTTATTCCCTGTGTGGCCCAAAATACTACTTTGTGTAGTTTCTCTAAGTTGAGGTCTTCTTTATGACCTTCTCTTTTTGTGACTTGAATTGTCGTCATTGATACCTCTTTAATATTTTTCTAATTGTAAATCTTCTGCAGTGAATCGATATTTTAACGTTAACAATTTATTAAACTGTTCGATATTTACTACCTCGTTGTCAATCAAATTAAGTATATATTTTCCTTGATCGAACCAGGATAAATTATACATATATCGAGTTTCTGGATCTTCGTATATTCTTATTTCAGTAGTTAAATTCTTTTTATGTCCAGTTAATTGCATAGTATACACTATTCCCAGACATCTTGCAACATCACAGTAATAATTTTCGTGTATTAATGCCCATGGATCTGGCCAAACTTCAGGAGTATCGTAGTCTAGATAATAGGGAACGTAAGGAGCACGTGCCCAAAACTCTGCAGTTTGAGTTAATGCCGTTTCTAGAGGTAAAGAATCTAGCCCAGTTCGAAATTCACGCCAGGATCTCAGTCGATCCTCGGCTGTCAGTTGAAACATTGTTTATACGAATTGTGTTATGTTGTATTTAAAGGTTGTAGTGTAAGGAGAAATATTTACATTCCCGGGAGTACAAACTAAATTGCCACTGGCAGTAGCATAAAGATTAGCGCCCATGCTAGTCAGTGGTTCAGTCCATTCGTCATCAAAAGAAAGCACACCGTTACTGTTGTTATATTTTAATTCACCAATTCTATAGTTGTTAGACAAGTCTGTTAGTTGATATCTAACAACTCCAGCACCGGCTGATAACGAAGTTATTGTAGTTGCTGTGCTGTTTGGTAAATTTTGTTTTCTTGTATCAAAATAGTTTGTTCTAGTAATTAATCCAGTGTTACTATCAGATGGTTCATAGATTGGAGCAGTAGTACTTCCAGTTAATACCGAATCTTCAATTTTGACATAGTTAGAAGTTGCTTTAGAATTGTATACTGCT